TCGGAACGAGGCTCATGGGTGGTAAGGATGCGTCTCAAACGAGGTACATCTTCACGAAGCTCACCAAGGAGGCGCGTACTATTTTCGATCCCAAGGATGATGCAGTTCTCACTTATCTTGATGACGATGGACGATCTATAGAACCAGAGTTCTACATGCCTACCCTTCCCATGGTCCTCGTAAATGGTACGGAAGGTATTGGCACCGGTTTCAGCTGCTATGTACCCCCATTCAACCCAGAAGATATCAAAGCTAATATTCTAAATTTCACCAATGGAAGAGATATGTATAAGATGAAGCCGTGGTTTAAAGGGTTCAAGGGTAAAATCCTCGAACAAGACGATGAATCATGGGTAGCTCAAGGTGAATGGACGTGTATCGGAAAGACGATTAAAGTATCTGAACTTCCACCAGGTCGTTGGACACAAGACTATAAGGAACACCTTGATACTCTCGTCGAAAAGAAAATTATCAGTGGCTTCACGAATAATAGCACAACCGAAAACGTTGACTTTGTGATTCAAGATTACAATGGTAAAGATGCCGTGAAGGATCTCAAATTGGAGAAGACTATCAGGTGTTCGAATATGCACTTGTTTCATCCAACGAAAGGTATATGTAAATATAACTCACCCGGACAAATTTTGGTTGATTTTATTCAACTTCGTATGGAATATTACAAGAAACGTAAGGCGCATCTCATCGATATAACTCGGAAGAAGGCAGAACTTTGTTCTCACCGAGCGCGTTTTGTTAAGATGGTAATTGATGGTGACATAGTGGTATTCCGTCGCAAAAAACAAGACCTTGAGAACCAACTCTCTACCCTATTTCCAAAGATTGACGATTCGCACGATTACCTTCTACACATTAAGACAATCGACTATACCGAAGAGCGTGTGAAAGGTTTGTTCGATGAATGGAATAAACTCAGAGAAGAAGTTTGTTTGATTGAAGCTACTGGTTATTTTGAAATGTGGGAAACTGATATTAAAAAAATGTAACTAATATTTAGATATGATCGTCGAAGGTCCTAATCCTGGTGCTCAGATAGCACTTAACGCGATCGGTAAACAGGATACATATTTGCTGGAAAATGATCCAGAAAATTCGTTCTTTAAATATGATCCCAAGAGACACTCAAATTTTCAAAAGTTTCATCGAAGTACAAAAATCGATAACCCTGGCACAAAGGATACTTGGCCGTTTGGTGAAACTATAAAAGTAACACTAAATCCGCGAAATATGGGCGATTTGTTGAGTAATTTATACATAGCTATAGATTTTCCAGGATTAGGCAGTAACTCGTATTACCTATCCGATCAAATAGGAAGACATTTAATAAAATCTGTAGCCATGCGCGTAGACGAACTCGAAGTAGAAAAATTCCACGACGATTGGGGTATCATATATGATGAACTGTATCTCGACGCGTCCGAAAAACGTACGAAGAGATACTTAGTTAATCGTTTCTTTGCAGAAGGAACATCTGATTCAAATAACGCGGGTTTGATTACAAACGAATCTAAATTATTTATTCCCATACCACTTTTCTTTTCGAGAAAATATGAAGGAGACGAATACGAGTCTAACAATCCCAATAGACCATACTTTCCTACGTGCAGCATATACAAACAAAAGATAGAGTTTGAAATCACATTCAGACCACAATCGTTTTTTACAAACTCCACGGATCCGGTTAGTTTGGCTAATTTCAGATTAATAACAGAAGAAATCACAGTATCCAACCAAGAACGGATATATCTCACGACAAAACCCCAAACGTTGATTACTGATATAGTGAAAAAGCACCCCACAGTAGAAACCGAACTTAATACGAATGAGGTAAAATTACAACTTGTACCTGACATACCAGTAAAAACACTTAACTGGTTCTTACGTCACACAGATTTTGAAGATGAAAACACGTATAGTGGTGGTGCGAATCTCGTAAACAACAGATTCTATAATCGTTATAATTTTTCGGCGAGCGATTCCGTGTCTTTATCCAACGCATTTTTCCAACCTATCATGGACAGTGCAAAAATCTACATAAACGGACAAGATCTACCGAACTTACCTTTCGTCGATCATGCGTATTACAAGTATGTCGTACCTCATAACAGCAGGCTTTCTAGGCCTGAAAAGAATATTTATACGTATACATTCTCGATGAATCCGATTAATGTGGAGCCATCGGGAAGTTTGGATTTTGGACAACTTCAATCTGATCGTACCGTTTTAGAAGTAAAGTTAAAGAATGGTCTTTCTAGTTCAAACACATACTCTTTACATCTGTACTATGTTGGGTATCAAACATTCAAGTTTGATGGCGGTTTTATGTCACTCGCGGCTATACCCACTACAACATACGTTCCAGAAACACCTGTAGAGGTCATAAACGATCCTGTATCTGTGACACAGAATGGACCATTGGGAGCTAGACCTAGACCAGCGGGTGCGGGTGTTGGAAATTTATTGCAGATGTAAGCTATCTTTTTGTAATATCTCCCCCTTTATTAAATAAATCGGAATGATGATCGCGTATATAATCAACTATATTGTTTTTAATGCACCATCTAATGAAATTTAACTGTGCGACAGTTGTACTTATTTCATCAGTTGTGCCCGGAACAACATATTGTATTTTATTAGACCTACAAAATGGGTCGAATAGCTTTTTACTGTATCCATCTAAACTAGATTTATAGGCGCAGTGTACACTAAACATCTTACCATCATTGGTCTTGTATGATAAATTGTTCTTTTTGGAATAGTTGGTAATAAACCACTCGAGATTTCGAAGTGATATACCACCACTTTTATTTAAAAGTTCCTTCAATATAGTTCTATTTTCGGGTAAGGCGTAGAAAGTATTAATAGAATTTAATAGTATATCAGATTTGTTCATTATTACATAATGGAAGCTAATTCTCTAAGTTCATTTGTTTGACGCTTATTTTTATCTTCCTCACACTTGGGACAACCCTCTACGCGCGGCCCGGGCCAGGGATGATTATGTCGCACCACATTACCGGATCGTTCTACGGGTTCACATAATCTTCTGTCGTTTATATGAAAATTACAAAAGTTTGAACCACCCGCGGCATTTTTAGTGCACAACGTACCGTCGCGTTTCAAACCCATGCAATGTCCGTTTTCTCCTAAAGCATCTCTTCGTAAAAGTTTTAGTGGTATATTGTGAATGTCTGAAATTTTTTCTATAACTTCACACACCTTTTCATATACTCGTTTATCTACACGTTCGTTAAATAACTGATTTATTTGCAAAACATCTCTATCATAGACCATACATTATATTGGATTTTATTTTTTAAATAAGTCTGATATTGTCATTTGTTTTGATTTGGGTTCGCGCTTCTTTCGTGGTGGTTTAGCTCTTAAAAGCAACTCTCCGAAGATATCGTCCTTAGGGTTTTCAAAAAGCGGTTCCAATAAATCACATACGGGATTCAAAAATTTGTTAAGGAAGTAATACGCATAGTCAATTTTGATATTATTCTCTTGAACATATTTGGGATCTTCAGCTTTTTCAAACGCCTTAGCCTTAGGATCACCCGTATCTACCAAAAGATACGGTACACGATCACCACTCTGGGGTTCTGAGCCGGGCTGCCTGATACGCATTTTATTCACGACTTGTACATGAGCCATACTTATATCGTTACATGTGAACATATTGCTGTGATCCGGACTTACTTTATCATATGCCACGTATTCGCCCTTTACCTTATACTTATCTGACAAAGATTGACTCAAAATAAGCTTTTCGTTGGGTACGTTACCTTCCAAAAGTTCTACAGCTCTTTGCCTCGCCAGGGCTTTTGGTGCAGTAGTATCACTACTCTCTAGTACGACATCGAGTAGTTCTTTACTTACTTCGCGCACGTGTGGGGTGTTGTCGCGGCGAACGAGTTGCAACCCCTTAACGTCAATATAGTCCATATTCATATTCCCATCCTTACCCTTGGTCCAAAGTTTTGCAGCATACCGCTTCTTGCTGTAAAGGAAATATGGGCAATAGACCTTCTCGAGCTCTAGGTTATTCGGAGCTTTGAAAAGCTTTGTGCATTCAGCCGCTGCACGCTCACCGAGCTCCCAGCTATACTCGATAGCTTCCTTTCCAGTTCTACCTTGTACATCGAATT